AACCATTAGTTAATTATAATGATTTAAGTTTAACAAAATATCCTAATGTTCACTTTGTTGGTGATGCATTAAGTGCAAGGGGAATAACAGTATCAGGAGCACAAGGTACACTAGTAGCAGAACAAATAATATCAACATCTAAAGCAGTAGATGATTTTTTAAATGATCCTGCTAATAATAAAGAATCACATGAAATGGGTGATACGCATGAATATATTATGGGTGGTTTAACTTATGATAAAGAGGGCGATTTTAAAAAATTTATAAATAAACAAAAATAAAGTTATGAGCAAAAATAATAAATTATATGAAGAAAAAGTAATCAAATTTAAAGGAGCCAGACATTATTTAATTAAAATGGAAGGTGAAGAGCATTTTAAACATCATAGATGGGACAAACCAGCTATAGTTCCTTTATCAAGACAAAGTGAATTTAAAAAAGGATTCTTTTTAAGCGGAATTGAATATGATGAAGATACTTTTAAAGAAATTATGAAAGAAAGAGAAGGTTTACCTTGGTATAAACAATCAGCTCCAAAAGGAGAAACATATAGAAATTAATATGAGAGATCATACATTAGAGGCAATGCCTTATAAAGGTGAAGTGCATCAAAAATCATGGGGTCATGAGTTATGGATTATCAATAATGAAAAATATTGTGGTAAATTATTAGTATTTAAAGAAGGTAAGTCTTTCTCAATGCATTATCATTTATTAAAAGATGAAGCATGGTATATTTCTAAAGGAAAATTTTTATATAAATACATTGATACTGAAACAGCAGAGCAATTATCAGTTGAGGTTACAGAAGGAGATTGTATTCATTTAATGCCAGGACAACCCCACCAAATGTTGGCTATTGAAGAAGGAAGTTGTATATTCGAGGTATCAACACAACATTTTGATAGTGATAGTTATAGAGTAGGAATGGGATCATCACAACTTGATCCATTAAATTTACCATTTTAATATGAAAATAGGATTTTGTGGTACAATGTCAGTAGGTAAAACAACTTTAGTTAATGCTTTGGCTGATTTGCCTGAGTTTAAAGATTATAAATTTAGGACAGAGCGTTCTAAATATCTTATGGAAATGGGAATTCCTTTAAATACGGATTCTACAGTTAAGGGTCAGGCTGTATTCTTAGCTGAAAGGGCTAGTGAATTAATGCAAGATAATATTATAACAGATCGAACTATTATTGATGTAATGGCATTTGCTAAATGTTCTAAGTCAATGTATTACTTTGAAGCTGATGATTTTTGTTCATTTGCATCTCATATACTAGAAGAATATGATTATATATTTTATGTTTCACCTGAAGGGGTAGAAATTGAAAATAATGGAGTTAGAGAAACGGATGCAGAATACAGAAAACTGATTGATCAAAACATACAACTTTTAATTACTAAATATAGACATAAAATAAAAAATTTAATAGATATTAATGGTTCAACAGAAGAACGTATAAAATTAGTTAAACAGGCAATTTCTTTTTGATATTTATAACAAAATACTCTTACAATGAAAAGATCAGAATTTAAAAAATCAATTAAAGAAGAAATATTTGATATACTAGAAGCAGTAACTCAAGATGATGTTAAAGCACAACAAGATTATAATGTTGAATTAGCTAAAACAGCTAAACTTTCAAAAGAAGCTGGATTAACAGAAAATGTTAATCCTGAGGTGCATAGATTAGTAAATGGGTTTGTTAAAAAAGTAGCTGATAGATATGATTATTCTCTTCAAGATGCAGTTAATGCTATGATGCAAGTTTTAAAAAGTCAAAACTATGATGGTGTTAATGAAGGAAATGACACAGATAAATTTCAAGATGATGGTTATGTAGACCATAAATACGATGATCAAACAATAGACAAATATAACATTCCAGTAGCTCCTACAGCAGTATTTGAAGATGAAGATGAAGATGAACCAACAGCCGCACAGTTAAAAAAAGAACCAATATCTAAAATTGGTTATAAATTAGCTGATACACAAAAAGAAATGAAAAAAGTAGTTAAAAAATGGAAAGATGCTGAAGGTAGTGAAAAAGAAAAATTAACAGATCGTTTAAGAGAATTAACTAAAATTAAAAAAGAGTTAGAAGCTTTATTAGAAACAAAAAAATAAGTTATGAGTAAAATATTTAAAATTATTTTAGCAATTGGAGGAGCTATTGCTGGTGCATTTGCTTTATTTGCATCTACCCAGAGTAAAAGTAAAAAAGATTTTAATAAAAGAACAAAGGCAAATGATAAAAAATTAGAATTTATTACAGGTGAAGTTGATAAAGTAAAAAAAGAAAAAGATTTAAATAAATCTAAAATTAAAAATACTACTAAAAAAATAGAATCTTCAAAACAAAAAGTAAAAAATACTAAAAATGCTAAATCTACAATAGATAAGTTTGAAAAAAAATATAGAAAAAAATGAGGAATTTAATTCTAATAATATTATCTTTTATAACATTAAATTGTTATAGCCAAGAAATAGTAGAAATTCCTCAAGATGAATTAGAAGAATTTTTTCAGGCAATTGATACTCTTAAACAACAGGATTCTATAAAAACTATATTAATTAGTGATTTAGATCTACAACTAAAAAATTTTAAATTATTGTCTACACAAGATAGTTTAATTCTTAATTATAGAAATCAAGAAATATCTATATTAAAAGATCAAATTAAATTATATGATGGTAGATTAAAACAAGTAGATAAATGGTATAATAAACCCTGGATTGGGGTGGCTAGTGGAATAATTGGAACTTTAGTTACAATCCATATAATAGATTATTCATTACCTAAATAATTTAATGTCAGATATAAAACAAATAATAAGAACAGAATATATAAAATGTGCTCAAGATCCTGCTCATTTTATGAAAAAGTATTGTAATATTCAACATCCACAAAGAGGAAGAATATTATTTAATCTTTACCCATTTCAAGAAAAAGTATTGCATTTAATGCAAGAAAATCCTTATTCAATTATATTAAAATCAAGACAGTTAGGTATATCAACTTTAACAGCTGGGTATTCTTTATGGTTAATGTTATTTCATAAAGATAAAAATGTGTTATGTATAGCAACTAAACAAGAAACAGCACGTAATATGGTTACTAAAGTAAAATTTATGTACGATAGTTTACCATCATGGTTAAAAATACCTGCTGAAGAAAACAATAAATTATCACTTCGACTTAATAATGGATCAATAATTAAAGCTACATCTGCAAGTAGTGACGCAGGTAGGTCAGAAGCCGTTTCTTTACTTTTAATTGATGAAGCTGCTTTTATTGAACAAATTGGTGAAATATGGGCTTCTGCTCAACAAACTTTAGCCACAGGGGGAGGAGCAATAGTACTATCTACACCCTATGGTACAGGAAACTGGTTTCACAAAACCTGGGTCTCAGCAGAAAATAATCAAAATGATTTTTTACCTATCAGATTGCCTTGGGATGTTCATCCTGAAAGAGATCAAACATGGAGGGATAGACAAGATGAACTATTAGGAGATCCTAGATTAGCCTCTCAAGAATGTGATTGTGATTTTAGCACATCTGGTGACATAGTATTCCATTCAGAATGGATTGATTTTATATCACAAACTACAGTACAAGATCCTTTAGAAAGAAGAGGTGTAGATCAAAATTTATGGGTTTGGGAAAATGCAGATTATTCTAGAGAATATATGGTAGTTGCTGATGTAGCTAGAGGAGATGGTAAAGATTTTTCAGCATGCCATGTTATTGATATACAAAATAATACACAAGTAGCAGAATATAGAGGTCAATTGCCACCTAAAGAATTTGGATATTTTTTAACAGGTTTAGCTACAGAATATAATAATGCTATGTTAGTAGTAGAAAATGCTAATATAGGTTGGGCTACTTTAGACGCAATTAGAGAAAGAGAATATAGAAATTTATATCAATCTCCCAAATCAGATGCTTTAACAGCAGAATCTTTCTTAAGAATATATGAAGGTAATTCAGAAATGGTTCCTGGTTTTACTATGTCTATGAGAACAAGACCTTTATGTATTAATAAATTTAGAGAATTTGTTGGTGATAGATCCGTAATTATACGTTCTAAACGACTATTAGAAGAAATGAAAGTGTTTATATGGCGTAATGGAAGACCAGAAGCTCAAAGTGGTTATAACGATGACTTGGTTATGTCATTTGGGATTGGTATGTTTCTACGAGACACATCGTTAAAATTTCAACAACAAAGTTTAGATATGGCAAGAGCAGCGTTAGGTAGTATAAAAAGTAATAAAGTTGGATGGAGTGGTGGATATAATACCAATTCAAGTGTGGAAAATCCATACAAAACAAAAATAGATGGCAAAAACCACGATATAAGTTGGTTATTATAATATTTATAACAAATTAGAATATGGCAAACACAGGTTTATTTTCAAGACTTAGAAGATTATTTTCAACAGATGTAATAATTCGTAATGTTGGTGGTGATCAGCTTAAGGTATTTGATGTTAATAAGGCACAGCAAACCGGGGATTTAGAAACAAATTCATTAGTAGATAGATTTAATAGAATATATTCAAACTCTGGAACATCAATTTATGGTCAACAGGCAGCATTTAATTATCAAACAATGCGTCCTTTACTATATTCTGATTATGATTCAATGGATATGGATGCTATTATAGCTTCTGCATTAGACATTGTTGCTGATGAAGCAACTTTAAAAAATGATATGGGTGAAGTTTTATCTATTAAATCAGCAGATGAAGACATTCAAAAAATTCTATACAATTTATTTTATGATGTATTAAATATAGAATTTAATCTTTGGTCTTGGATTCGTAATATGTGTAAATATGGTGATTTCTTTTTAAAATTAGAAATTGCAGAAAAATTTGGGGTTTATAATGTAATACCTTACACAGCTTTTCATATTGAAAGGTTAGAAGGACAGATTGGAATGGATGCAGACACAGGAAAAGAAAATAATCCCCAAGATGTTAGATTTAGATTTCAACCTGATGGGGTTTCAACTTCAAGTTATGGTTATTATAATGTCCCTAATTCAGGAGATCAAGCAAGTAGTATAATATTTGACAATTATGAAATGGCTCATTTTAGATTATTATCTGATATGAATTTTTTACCTTATGGTAGATCATATATTGAACCAGCAAGAAAATTATTTAAACAATATACGTTAATGGAAGATGCAATGTTAATTCATAGAATTGTACGTGCACCTGAAAAACGTATTTTT